TGCTGGCCGAAGAAGTGGCGCTGGCCGCGCAGCGCCTGCTCACGGCAAAACAGCCGGTCAATCTGGCGAACCTGCTCGACACTATCGCGCTGACCGAGCGCGCGGATATGCCCGATATCGTGCGTGCAAAGCTGCACAAAATCACCGGCTACGTGCTGCGTGATGCAAAGCAACTGCCGGAGGCGCTGGCGCACCTGCAGCGTGCGATCCAGTTAGAAAGCACTATCGGGGTGAAAAAGGATATCGAGCAGTTAGCGCGCCAGCTCAGGCCAAAACCCGAACCGGCACCGAAAACGACTAAACCGCGCACGCGCAAACCTGCCGCAAAAACGGCGGCACGGCGCGGGCGTCCACCAAAGGCGGCAAAAGCCGCAGGTTAACCGAGCGCTCCCCGAGCCGGGCGGCACGCCGGTCAATGCGGGTATTTATTGCCCTGACTGCGACTGGCGTCCACCGCCCACCCATTACCCGAGGTTGTCATGACGACGCTGATTATTGAGCCAAAAAAAGAGCCGCAGGATGTGCCGGGCGTGGTGATACCGCCACCGGGCGTGAGCGAGCCGGTAATCAAAAACACCCCGTTTTTTCCTGACGTTGATCCGAAGCGCGTGCGGGAAGAAATGCGACTCGAGCAGACCGTTTCCCCCGTGCGCCTGCGCCGGGCAATTAAGACCGCCATCGCGGAGACAAACGCGGAGCTGAGCGACTGGCGCGAAAGTCAGCTCGATGCCGGTTACGCCACGCTGGCGGACGTCCCGACGGACAAAATCGACGGCGAGAGCGTGCGCGTTTTCCACTATTTCAACGCCGTGTGTTCGATGACGACGGCCACGCTTTATGAGCGTTTTCGCGGCGTGGATGCGACCGCCAAAGGCGACAAAAAAGCCGACAGCATCGACAGCACCATCGATGAAATGTGGCGGGACATGCGCTGGTCTGTCGCGCGCATCCAGGACAAAGCGCGCTGCATCGTGGGGCAAATCTGATGAAAGCGTATGCGCTGCAGGGCGACACCCTCGACGCGATTTGTGCCCGTTACTACGGGCGCACCGAGGGCGTGGTCGAAACCGTTCTGGAGGCTAATCCCGGCCTGTCTGAGCTCGGCGTCATTCTGCCGCACGGCACGGCAATAGAGCTGCCCGAGACTGAGAGCGCGGCCAGAACCGAAACGGTGAATCTATGGGACTGAGTATGGAAAAAATCACCACGTTTATCGCCTACTGGCTGGCCGTGGGGCTGGCGTATGTCGGGGCAATGTCGCCCGAGAAGATGGCGCTTTACGTGGGCGGAGGATGCGCCATTTTTACCGCGCTGACGAATTACTGGTTTAAGCGCAAAACCTATCTCTATCTGACGTCTCTCGGACTCGATAAGGGGGCTATTCGTGAAATCAATCGTTAAAAAATGCAGTGTGGCCGCCGTGCTGGCGCTGGCAGCGCTGATGCCTGACTTTCGTCTGCTTAACACCTCGCCCGAGGGGCTGGCTCTGATTGCCGACCTTGAAGGTTGTCGCCTGACGCCTTACCAGTGCAGCGCGGGAGTGTGGACGTCAGGCATCGGCCACACTGCAGGCGTCGTGCCAAAGGGGGGAATTACCGAACGGCAGGCGGCGGCGAATCTCGTCGCGGATGTGCTGAATGTCGAGAAACGTCTGGCCGTATGCGCGCCGGTGAAAATGCCGCCGCACGTTTACGACGCGCTGGTCAGCTTCTCATTCAACGTGGGAACAGGCGCGGCCTGCCGGTCGACGCTGGTCTCGTTTATTAAGCGCCAGCAATGGCCGCAGGCGTGCGACCAGCTCACCCGCTGGGTTTACGTGAATGGCGAAGTTAACAAAGGGCTGGAAAATCGCCGCGCGCGCGAGCGTGCCTACTGCCTCAGGGGGATTCAATGAAAGTGATGTTGTTTTTACTGGCCGCGCTGATGGCGGTTGTGCTCTGGCAGCGTCATGAAAACGGCAACCTGACGCGCTCGTTTGAACGGGCAAACAGGGTCGCCACCGAACAAAAAACCGCGATCGGAATGCTGAAAAAACAGCTTTCCGTTTCGCAGGGAATTGCCAGGCGAAATGAAACCGCGCAGGTCAGTTTACGCGGCGAACTGCTGGCCGCCGGTGCGATGGCCGTGCGGCGTGAAGAAACCATTACGAGGCTGATAAATGAGAATGAAACCTTACGCCGCTGGTATAGCGCTGAGCTGCCTGATGTTGTGCGCAGGCTGCACACCCGCGCCGCCTGCGCGCTGCAGGTTGAAACCGTCAAAGACTGTCAGGATAAACTCGATGAAGAAAGCACGCAGCCTGCGCGAAGCGCTGATTAAAGCCGTTCCGCAGCTTGAAACAAACCCCGAAATGATGCGCGTCTTTGCCGATGAGGGGAATATCGACGCGCGGCTCGCGGCCTCGCTGTCGCATGAGAAAATTTATACCCTGAATGTGATCGTGTGTGACTTTGTCGGCGACCCTGACCTGATTTTCGTACCGGTGGCCGCATGGCTCAGGGAAAACCAGCCGGATATCTGCACGCTCGATGACGGCCGCAAAAAGGGCTACCGTTTCCAGATGGATTTGAACGACGGGGACAGCGTCGATATCAGCATCAGCCTGCAGCTCACCGAGCGCACCCTCATCAAAGAGGAAAACGGCGCGCTGCACGTAAGCTATGCCCCTGAGCCGCCGCTGCCGGAGCCCGTCACCCGGCCTAAAGAGCTCTATATCAACGGCGAACTGGTGAGCAAATGGGATGAGTGAATTTAAGCCCTTTGATGACCGGCTCAATGGTCTGATAGCAGCCCTGTCACCGGCTGCACGCCGTAAGCTGGCCGGAGAGATAGCAAAGGAGCTGCGCAAGTCGCAACAGCAACGTATCAAGCTGCAGAAAGCACCGGACGGCTCACCGTATCAGGCGCGAAAGCGTCAGCCGCTCAGGGCTAAGACCGGGTGGATTAAACGGGCGATGTTCCAGAAACTCCGCACGAGTTGGTATATGAAAGCCACTGGCCGTGAAAACAGCGCGGTGGTGGAATTTACCGGCAAAGTGCAGCGTATCGCGCAAGTCCATCAGTACGGACTAAAAGATAGGCCAAACCCGCACAGCCGTGACGTGCAGTATGCAGAGCGCCAGTTACTTGGATTCAGCAAAACTGAAAGTAATGCTATAGAGAAAATTGTTTTGCATCATATATTGAGGGAGAGGAATACAAAAGATGCAGGGTAGTTTGCTACCACGCCGTGTAGTGAAATTATGATGCGGTGTTTGTTATGTGTGATGTAATGGATATTTCACAAAATGATTGGAAATATCCATTGCTATTTTTAATCGTAATGCTATTAAGATATGTTATTTGTTTCTAAGGAAAAAATGAACTACAAGTCGCTCGATAGGTGTGAGTGGTCTATTTGATTTAAAGTGGTTGCTAGAACTGTTGTTGCTTAGTTCAATAGCTTTAGTTGCAATAAGGTCTTTGTATATAAAATTTTTATCTTCGTCACTTAGTGTCTTGAATTGTTCGAATGGACTTGAGCTTGATTTTGCGATTCTGAGTGAACCCGGGGTGTGTTTTTTTTCTTCTTCAATTCTCTGCTCCATACTAATGACATGCTCATTAATATAGTCGTTTACAGGAACTCCAGTTAGGGTTGTGATTTTACCAGATATATAGTGTGAATAATGGTTGGCTTTCTCATAATTAATTGATTTGGCCATTTCTTGGAAGTGCTCACCAGTAATTGTCAACGAAGCGTCTTGCACTAAAAAATAAAGGTCAACGGCGAAATTAAAAATCGCGGGATAGATGTCGACATATTTTTCGTAAAAAATGAAAGTTTCGCGGATGTATCGTTTTGTTTGTTCTTGCTTTGTATTTTCAATTATGCGGTCAATGACCATTAAAGGTAATAGACACAAAATCCCCACTTCAGTGCGAATGTTTGCAATGTCTGAAGATTTTATTCCTTTTGACGAGTTTAAAAGTTCAGAGTGATGGAGGGAGAAATTGCGTAGAGTTTTTAAAGAAAGATATCGCTTATTATCTTTGCTTACGTTTTTTTGGGTCGCAATTTCATACTTTTCTATAGAGCTACAAAGAGAGTTGAGTAAATTATTTAGATCATCAGTGTCACTTGAGGATGTGAATGTGTAATATTTTTTATAAAATCTTGATATTTCTATCTCACAGCTTTCTTTTGGTGTCATTTATTTATTCCATTGAGGTTAATTGTTAAGTCATATATATGATAGCGAAATCGTGAAGGTGGGTCGATACTCTTTCTAACATTTGTGTTGGTCTGCCAATAATCTACTTTAATTAAGTGTGACATATACGCAACATAGTTTGTTGTTACATCTCTCATCAAACCTGCTTGAGTAGCCTAACCTCTTGCCCGGCGGCAAAATTTCCCCATGAATAATCTAAATTCTCTGCAGGAAATCGCACGCGCGATCCGCAACCTTATCCGTACCGGCATTGTGACCGTCGTCGACCCCGACGAGGGGCTCTGTCGTGTCCAGACCGGCGGCATGGAAACCACCTGGCTGAACTGGCTAACCTGTCGCGCCGGTCGCTCGCGCGTATGGTGGGCTCCGTCCGTTGGCGAGCAGGTGCTTTTGCTGGCTGTCGGCGGCGAGCTCGACACGGCTTTTGTGCTGCCCGGCATCTTCTCTGACGACCATCCCGCACCGTCGGCCTCCCCTGATGCGCTTCACGTGTCCTTTCCTGACGGGGCGGTTATCGAGTACGAACCCGAAAGCGGCGCGCTCACCGTGTCAGGTATCAAAACCGCCGACGTCACCGCGTCGGATTCCATTTCGGCCACCGTGCCGCTGGTACTGGTGAAAGCGGAAACCCGTATCACGCTCGACACACCCGAGGTGGTATGCACCAACAAGCTGACGACCGGCACGCTCGAAGTCCAGAAAGGCGGGACGATGAAAGGGGACATAACTCACACCGGCGGGACACTGACCTCAAACGGCGTGCAGGTGGATGACCACGACCACGGCGGCGTGAAGCGCGGCGATGATAGAACGGTGGGCACAAAATGACGGTGCGTTATCTGGGAATGAACAGCCAGACCGGCCTCAGTATCTCTGAGGTTGAGCATATTCGCCAAAGCGTGCGCGACATTCTGGTCACGCCGGTTGGCTCGCGCGTCATGCGCCGTGACTACGGGTCGCTCCTGTCGCAGATGATTGACCAGCCGCAGACCCCGGCGCTGCGCCTGCAGATTATGGCCGTGTGCTACTCCGCGATCCAGAAGTGGGAGCCCCGCGTAAATCTCACGACTATCACCTTTGAACGGTCGGAAACCGACGGCGGGCTGTATGTCGACATCACCGGCACCCGCTCCACCGGCGGCCAGCCTTTTTCACTCACCATTCAACTGAGTTAAACGCTATGGCAATTGTTGACCTTAACCAGCTCGCCGCGCCTGACGTCGTGGAAGAACTGGACTATGAAACCATCCTCAGCGAACGAAAGGCGACGCTCGTCTCGCTGTACCCGGAAGACCAGCAGGACGCCATCGCGCGCACGCTCTCGCTTGAGTCCGAGCCGCTGGTGAAGCTGCTGCAGGAAAACGCCTACCGGGAAGTCATCTGGCGACAGCGCGTCAACGAGGCCGCGCGTGCGGTCATGCTGGCCTACGCCACCGGCGCAGACCTCGACCAGATAGGCGGAAATTACAACGTCGAGCGCCTTGTCATCACCCCTGCAGACGACACGACGTTACCGCCGACGCCTGCCGTGATGGAGTCGGACACCGACTACCGTCTGCGCATTCAGCAGGCATTCGAGGGGTTGAGTACCGCAGGCTCCACCGGCTCCTATCAGTTTCACGGTCGCAGCGCTGACGGGCGGGTCGCCGATATTTCGGTCATCAGTCCCGAGCCTGCGTGTGTCACGGTCACGGTGCTGTCACGCGAAAATAACGGGATAGCTTCTGACGAGCTGCTCACCATCGTGCGCACCGCGCTGAACGATGAGGACGTCAGGCCGGTCGCTGACCGCGTGACCGTGCAGTCGGCGAACATTGTCGACTATAAAATCACCGCATCGCTTTACCTTTACCCTGGTCCCGAAAGCGAGCCGGTGCTCAGTGCGGCGAAAACAAAGCTGCAGGCGTACATCACCGCGCAGCACCGCCTCGGGCGCGACATCCGCAAATCGGCCATTTATGCCGCGCTCCACGTCGAGGGTGTGCAGCGCGTCGAGCTGGCCGAACCGGTGGTCGACATCGTGCTCGATGACACGCAGGCGTCATGGTGCAGCGACTACAGCGTCACCATAGGGGGTAACGATGAGTAATACCCGCCTGCTGCCGGTGGGCTCGTCACCGCTTGAGGTGGCGGCGGCGCGCGCCTGCGCTGAGATTGAAAATACCCCCGTTCCGCTGCGTCGCCTCTGGAGTCCTGACGACTGCCCGGCAAATCT